GGGGTGATCCTGAAAGATTCAAATTTAAAGCTACCATTGATTCATTTTCCACCCCAGTAGAAATGCCCGCAGGAGATATAAGATCAGTAAGAGCAAATTTTGATATAAATTTATATGGGTATATCATACCTAATATAATTCAAAAAGATTTAACTACAAACCCTGTAAGATTTTCTACAGGTCAAGTTATATTTAACAACGAAACAGTAAGTGGAAATGTTAATAATGTCCAACCTAAATCTTTCGACCCCTCTGATGGGTTGACAAACCCCGACGTATTTATTGGTAAATAAGTACTATGGAACAAATTAAGTTATTGCAAGAAGAAATTAACACTTTAAAAAGTTTACAAACCCGCCAATTAGACATCGCTTCTTCTTTAGGCAGAGTAGAATATAATCTCCAGTTACTAGAACTTCAAAAAGAAAAAATTATTGAAGATCTCGAAAACTTAAAAAAAGAAGAAGAAAAAGCGGGGGCAGAATTAAGTAAAAAATATGGAAATGGTTCTATTGATATTGATCAAGGAACATTTACTAAGGTAAATTAATTTTTAAGAAAAAATATAATATTTATTGTAAAAATAACGACACATCATGGCAGAACAAATAGTATCACCTGGCGTATTTACCCGAGAAAACGACCAGTCTTTAATTACATCCCAACCTGTTGAGGCAGGTTCGGCTCTTGTAGGCCCTACAGTTAAAGGTCCTGTTGGTATTCCTACAATAGTTACTTCATATAGTGACTTTAAAAATAAATTTGGATCTACAATTATAAGTGGAGGCGTAAATTATACTTACTTAACTTCTATTTCCGCATATAATTACTTTAACCAAGGAGGTGATACCTTATTAATTACTCGTGCCGTAAGTGGGTCTTTTACTTCTGCTACTTCTCCCATTACTAACGCTAATGTTGATGCTGCAGGAACTAAAGCTTCAACTGGGGTGCTAGCAGGCGTTACTAGTAGTATCACAGCAAGCAATGAAGGCATTAGATTAACAATTGATGGGGGTGTTACAAATTTCTTCTTTGTATCTAATTCTGCTGCCCAAGATGTCCCTTCATTAAACTTGTACTATTTTGATGGCTCAGCTACAGCCTTAGCTACTGAAATTAATACAAATGGTTCAACCTATTTCAGTGCAAGTACAGATGGAGGTAATATTACAATTTTTGACGCCGAAGCTGGAACAGGAGGCAACAGCTACCAACTCTTTTCAGGGTCATTATCTACCCTATTAAACGAAGAAGAAATAAATTCAGCTTCTTTTACAGGGGGTACTGATGCCGTTAATGCAACTGCTTTCACATTAGCTACTATAGCTAAGGGTGATATACAAAACAGTACAGGTTCATTAGATGCAAATGGAGTATTAGAAAGTGGAAGTAAAGATAATTTAAGAATTGAAATTTCTTCTCAAGATACTTCATCTGGCACATTTAACTTATTAGTTAGAAGGGGTAATGATTCAACAAGAGAAAAAGTTGTATTAGAACAGTACAACAATATTTCATTAGATCCCGAAGCTGATAATTACATTGAAAAGGCAATTGGTAACCAATATAAACAAATCGCCACAGATGACGCAGGAAACCCTTATATTCAGGTAGTTGGAGATTATCCAAATATTAGTAATTTAGTGTACGTGCAAAGTGTAGCAAGTACTACCCCAAGTTACTTAGATGCACAAGGTGCTATTTCAAATCAAAGCTTTACAGCATCTATACCTACGGTACAAAGTGAATCATTTAGCAGCGCAACAGGTGCTAATTTTGGAGACGATGCTAGATTTTATGATAATATAAACAGCACTAATACACAGGGTTTAAGCCCAAGTGACTACACACAATCACTTGCTATACTTGCTAATAAAGACCAGTACCTATACAATGTAATTACAATTCCTGGGGTAATAGACGGTTTAACGGGCCACGCTTCAGTTATTACAGATGTAATTACAAAGCAAGAAGAAAGAACAGACGCTATTACAGTAGTTGATCTTGCTTCATATAGCGAAAATAAAAACCAAGCAATTACCCGTGCCGGAGCTAGAAACTCATCATATGCAGCTACTTACTGGCCCTGGTTACAAACCAAAGATCCAGATACTGGTAAGTTAGTATGGGTTCCTGCTTCAACATTAATCCCTTCAGTATATGCCTTTAACGATAAGACAAGTGAGACGTGGTTCGCACCTGCTGGATTAAATAGAGGTAGTTTACCAACTGTAGTTCGTGCAAAACAGAACCTACAGAGAGCTGATAGAGATGTATTGTATAATGCTAATGTGAACCCAATCGCTACCTTCCCGAACACAGGAGTAGTAGTATTTGGACAGAAAACATTACAAAAAGCCGCAACTGCTCTTGATAGAATTAACGTAAGAAGATTGCTAATCTCAGTTAAGAGCTTTATTAGCCAAGTTTCTCAAAACTTAGTATTTGAGCAAAACAGCTTAGCTACTAGAAATAACTTCTTAACACAAGTTAATCCATTCTTAGAAAGCGTACAACAAAAACAAGGTTTATACGCCTTTAGAGTAGTAATGGATGAAACAAATAACACACCAGACGTTATTGATAGAAACCAGTTAGTGGGTCAATTGTTCTTACAACCAACCAAGACAGCAGAATTTATAATCCTAGACTTTAACGTATTACCAACAGGAGCCGAGTTCCCAGTCTGATAAAAATTAAAGTCTAACATATTTATAATAAACAAATAAAATGGCAGTATTAGATCCCAACGAAATATTCACAACAGCGTTTGAACCCAAACAAACAAACCGCTTTATCCTTTTAGTAGACGGTTTTCCATCGTATATAATCAAAGGAGTATCCGCGGTTGGCCTAGCCCAAGAAGTAGTAACTCTTAACCATATAAACATTTATAGAAAAGTAAAAGGTAGAACTACCTGGAACGATTTAACAATGACTTTATATGATCCAATTACTCCTTCCGGTGCTCAAGCCGTAATGGAGTGGGTAAGATTGCACCATGAATCAGTAACTGGTAGAAACGGTTACTCTGACTTCTACAAGAAGGACTTAACCATTAACATTTTGGGTCCTGTTGGTGATATAGTCAGTGAGTGGATAATTAAGGGTGCTCTAATAACTTCTGCCGAGTTTGGTGAGTACACATGGGATGGAACAGGTGAAGCTACTAACTTAACCTTAGGTGTTACCATGGATTACTGCGTATTGAACTTCTAATACTTTTTAAATACAAAAAATTAGGGCGCTTCGGCGCCCTTTTTTTATTTTGCTATATTTATAACAAAAGTTATTATAATGAGTGAAACATTAAAATTTCCAACTGAAATAGTTGAATTACCTTCTAAAGGTTTAATATACCCTGAAGATCACCCACTAAAAGAAGGTAAAGTTGAAATTAAGTATATGACCGCTAAAGAAGAGGATATACTTACCAACCAAAATTACATAGATAAAGGCACTGTTTTAGACAAACTACTTGAATCTCTTGTAGTTACTAAAGTAAATTTAAAAGACATTTGTACTGGGGATAAAAATGCCATTTTAATAGCTTGTAGAATTTTAGGTTATGGCAAAAATTATAATTTTACCTATGATGGTGAAGAATATAGTGTAGATTTATCCTCCTTCGATAATAAAGATATAAACGAAGAAGTACTTTCACAAGGATCTAACATTAAATTCACATTACCCAGTAGTGAAAACGAAGTAACTTTTAAAATCCTTACTGAAAAGGATGAAGAAGACATAGAAAAAGAAATTACAGGCATGTCTAAATTTAAAGCTGGAGGGGTTGTTACTACTCGCCTCAAGCGTACCATCACCTCAGTAAATGGGGAATCTGATCACAATAAAATAAAGGATTTTGTAGAAAATTACTTATTGGCATCAGATGCTAAGGCACTTAGAGACTACATTAAAGAAATATCACCAGGAGTAGATATGACTTTTAACGATGGGGAAAAAGATATAGACCTCCCTATCACCCTTACCTTTTTTTGGCCTGAGCTTGGATGAAATACCCCTGCTTAGGCAAAATTTATTCGGTCAGATACACGAAATAGTATTTCATGGGCAAGGTGGTTATGATTATGCCACTGTTTACAATATGCCTATTTGGTTAAGGAAATTTACCTTTAAAAAGATTAAAGGTTGGTATGATGCTGCTAAAAAAGATAATAAAGCTGAGGATTCTTGGTTAAAGGGTGAGGCTAGAGATGAAGCAGCTAAAAATAAAGGTATAACACGCCCCAAGTTTATTAAAGCAGGTTATAAAACTTAAACTTTAAATATTTATAACCATGGCAAAATCTGCTGAGGAATTAAGAAGAGAGAATGAATTATTAAAGGAACAGATATCCCTTAATAAAGCTCTTAAACAGGTTGAAAATGAAAGATTCCAAACAGACGAAAATCTATTAGACAACGTTAGGGAAAACCGTAATATTGTAGAGGATATTACTAAAGCCCTTAAATTCCAAGTAACAGAAAAAAAAGCACTTAGAAAAGCCTCAGATTCCATATATGAGGTAACTCGTAATAGTTTTAGACTTCTAAAAGAAGAGTTAGGTTTAGATAAAACTAAAGATAAACTCTTAAAAGATCAAAAAACTATAACAAAAGAAATTTTAACTTTACAATCTTTAAAAGGAAAAATTTTAGAAGGTGATCCTGAAAGGCAAGCAGCAATAAATGCAGAAATAGATGCCCAAATTAAATCTGCTATTAAATTAAAAGATCAAATAGCAGAGATAGCAGAAGAATCTGAAAAAGTTCGAAATAATTTAGGAGTTAAAACCTTTGGAGCCCTCTCAGAATTAACTTCTAGAATCCCTGGTCTTAACAAATTCTCAGGCCCATTTGAAGAAGCAGCAGAAGCCGCCCGTGAGACCGCTGTTTATAACAGAGAAATGTTTGGCAGTGCTAAGGGTTCTGTTGAAATGTTAAAAACAGGTAATGGGTTTACTGCAGAAAGGATTAAAAAATTAGGTTTAGAAAAACAATTTTTAGATAAAAACGGTAAAATACTAACAGGTTCGGCAGCTAAAGCCCGAGCAGTAAGTAAGGGAATAAT